CCTCGGACGCACGTTCTCGTACTACGGGTACGTTGCAACCTTCATCGCTGACAGCGACCTCGTCAAGTCCATCACCGTCAGCCCGTGATCTGAAAGGTAGGCCCACAAAATGGCCACCTACACGGTCACACACAAGTACCTGCTGGATGATTACGCCGTCCTGCAACTACTCACACCCTCAGAAGTAGTTGTAGGCGGCGCGATCACCGTCACAGGCGTCGACGCAACGTTCAACGGCTCCTACACGGTCTACGCGCTACCGCAATACCTGTACCTCGGCATTGACACCGAGGGCGACCTGATGTTCGACTATCAGGTACCAATCCAAAATCAGGTGCTGTACGCCAAGACCGCCGACAACGTTGAGCGCGTCGCATCTACCGGGTCGCTCGCATACACACCCGTTTGCACTTGGATCACCGCAACGAACATTGAGGACTGGCTAGGTATCGGCACGGCGACCGCGGGCGACGCAGCGTTTTTGACGCAATGCGCCGCAGCCGCTAATCAGTTTTGCTACCGACGCCGCCAGGAAGCCGGATACATTGACAGCGTCAGCACCAGCCCATCGAGCGACGTCACCTTAGGCACGATCATGTACGGGGGCGCTTTGTACCGTCAGCGCGGTTCAATGGATCAGTTCGCGTCGTTTGACGGCATGGCAACTGCCCCAGTCGTCGGCCTATCGGGCATGGTGAAGCAGCTATTGGGGATTGACCGCCCACAGGTGGCCTAATGCCCGTACCCGCATACACCGACCTGTTCAACGAAGCGATCGACGACCTGACCGCAACCCTGCAAACCATCACAGGGTTACAGGTCGTCAACGATCCCCGAAACATCGTCCCACCATGCGCGTTCATTGACGCACCATCGTGGGAAAGCTGGAACTACAACATCGTCAAGCTCACATTTCCCGTCAAGGTGCTAACGCTCGGCCCCGCCAACCTGGATGCTCAGCGATCCCTGCTCAACATCTGCGCCATGCTGCTAGCCAAAAACGTGGCCGTCACCGGGGGCCGACCAACCGTGATCGACATTGGCGGCTCAATCCTGCCTGCCTACGATCTCACCGTCACCATGCAAGCACAGACAAGCTAGGAGCGATCATGTACATCATCGTCAGCCCACGCCTCGGCACACCAGGCGACAAGTTTGAACCAGTAGAAGGCACCAACATTGACGCCCTGTTGTCGGCTGGCCTCATATCCACCGACAAACCAAAAAAGTCGTCTAAAGTCAAAGCAGAACCAGTCGAGGAGTAACCCACATGGCAACTAGCGTCTACCTGTCCAACCCGGCAATCGAAATCAACAACGTTGATCTGTCCGACCAATGCACCGCCGCAACCGTCACCTACACCGTTGAAGCGCTGGAAAACACCGCTTTCGGATCAACGGCCCGCACCTACACCGCAGGCCTCGCCAACAACAGCATCACCGTCACGTTGTACCAGTCGTACGCATCAAACGAAACCGAAGCGTCGATCTACGCGCTCGTCGGCACGACGACTACGTTGGAGTTGTCGCCCACGGCCGCAGGTTTGACCACCCCAACGGCTGCATCGCCGAAGTACACGCTGACCGGCGCATACTTGGAAAGCCACACCCCGATCAACGCATCGCTCGGCGAACTCTCAACGATCGACTTGACGTTCACGGGTGGCACACTCACAAAGGCCACCAGCTAGCCATGTTCTCGCCAGCCCAATCGGGCGGCGCTGAAAACAAACCAAGCAAGCCCGCGCTGGCGGAGCCTTGCCCGACGAAAGGTAACTAATGCGCGTCAAACTCAAAATCGACCTCAAAGACGGGCGCGAACCCCGCACAATGGTCACAAACATGCTCGCCATCGTTGAATGGGAAAAAACCGAAAACCGCCGATCAGCGGACGGCAAAGGCATCGGCTTTGTCGACATGTGTTGCTGGGCGTATATCCTGTGCAAACTTGCTGGCGACAAAGTGCCCGGCACGTGGCGTGAATGGGTCGCTGAACACCCCGACATGGAAATCACGCCTATCGAGGAAACCACCGACGAAACCCCTACCATCGCGGCACCTGGCGACGCTCCCTCGCTGAGGTCTTAGTTATGACGGGCTATTGGCCGCCGCAAGTGGAGTTTGACACCCGCGATTTGACGACCGTGTTTCATGTGCTTGAGTTGCAACAGCAACAAGCAAAGCGGGGCCGCTAATGGCAACCGTTGAAGTGATCGGCGTCAAACAAATGTTGCAAGACCTCAGGCAAATTGACCCTGAGGCCCGCAAACAATTCGCCAAAGACGCCAAACAAATTGCCAGCCCAATCGTGCTTGAGGCACAAAGCCGTTACCCGGCACAAGCCTTGTCAGGTATGCGGTACCGCTGGACGCAAAACGGGCGTCAGCTGTTGCCGTGGGATCAACGCAAGGCACGACGTGGCGTACAAGTCAAAATTGATGCTGGACGCAAAAAAGACGGCGTAGTGACGATCATTCAGAAAGACCCGGCGGCTGCGATCTATGACATTGCAGGCCGTGGCAACTCAAACCGCCTAGGCGACGCGCTGACCGCATTTGCAGGCAACCCGTCGCGCGTAATGTGGCCTTCTGCCGAGGCGCACATTACCGACGTGCAGGACGAAATAACTAAAGCGCTTGAACAGGTCGCCGCCGAGATAAATCGTAGAATTGCAACCATATGAGCATTCGCATACCCATCATCAGCGAGTTTGACGACAAGGGTATTGCGCGCGCCAAAAAAGAATTCAACAGCCTTGAAACGACCTCAGAAAAGGTCGGCTATGGCATGGAAAAAGCGTTCGTGCCTGCGATCGCAGCTGCGGGCGCACTCGCTGCTGGGCTTGGCATGGCCGCCAAAGCCGCCGCCGAAGATGAGGCTGCACAAGCCGCACTTGCCGTACAGCTCCAAAACTCGACAGGTGCCGGGCAAGAACAAATTGCCGAAGTTGAAAAAGCGATTAGCGCAATGTCACGTCAGGCCGCGGTTGCCGACGACGTACTGCGCCCTGCGTTTGCTGCACTTGTCCGTGGCACTAAAGACATCAACGAAGCCCAGTCGCAAATGTCGCTTGTGCTTGATATCAGCCGCGCAACCGGGATTGACGCCACCACCGTTGCTGACAGCCTTGCCAAAGCGTACGAAGGCAACTACAGGGCCCTGCGATCGCTCACCCCTGAAATGGCAAACCTCATCCGTGAGGGTGCCGACATGGAAACAATCATCAGCGTGCTTGGCGGCACGTTCGGTGGCGCAAACCAGGCATTTACCGAGACCGCTGAAGGCGGCATGGCAAAAATGCAGATTGCGTTTGCCGAGATGCAAGAAAGCATTGGCGCAGCTGTTTTGCCATTGCTTGAGCGCCTGGTACCAATCATCACAAAAATGGCGCAAGCCGTCGAAGAAAACGCCGACGTTGTAATCATTTTGGCGGGCGTCATCGGCACCCTGTCGGCCGCCATTATCGCTTACAACGTGGCGATTAAAACGGCAGCGTTTTTGCAAACCGCATTCAACATCACATTGGCCGCCAACCCGATCGGCTTGGTAGTCGCCGCCATCGTGCTACTTGGTGCAGCTCTTGTAGCCGCATACGCCAAATTTGAAGGCTTCAGAAAAGTTGTAGACGCCGTGTTTAGCGCAGTCAAAGTCGGCGTCAGAGTCATGGTCGATTTTGTGTCCGGGTACCTGAACACGATGTTGAACGTGTGGACACGGATTATCAACACGATTGCCGACGTATGGAATTCGACCCTTGGCGGCCTGTCATTCGAGATTCCTGACTGGGTGCCAGGCATCGGCGGTAAAGGCTTTACCATTCCCGAAATGGGCAAGATTGGTGGCGGTGGCTCCAGCGCGTCCGTAGCGGCTGTAGGAGGCGACAAAAACCTTGGGGTGCCTATTCCCTCGTCTACGGGGTCTGCGGTCGTTGTAGCGGCTCCTAGCGTGGCTGGCGGGGGCGGTGGCGGCGGGGGCGCATCCGTCCGACAAATCATGGAAGCCCCAAACATGCTTGGGGCGGGCATCGCCAGCAACCCGTTCACATCGACCGCCCGCAACGCCATGCTGGAAAACATCACCGTCAACGTCAACGGCGGATTGGCGACCAGCGCCGAAATCGGGCAAGCCGTCGTAGACAGCATCCGCGCCTACAACCGATCGGCTGGCCCGGCGCGCATTGAGGTCAGCGGGTACGTCTGATGCCCGGCACAGCAATCGTCCAATCAGGCAACTACCTGCTTGAAATTGACGCAGGGTTCCAAATTGACGCATTTACGCTTGACGACAGCACTAAAAGCGTCTTGGACAATACGACGTATGTGCTGGACGGCACCACCCAGTTTGCTGACGTCACCGACGGCACTTTGAACATTGCGGTGCGTCGAGGCCGCCGCGATCAAGGCGACCAGTTCAGCGCAGGCACCATGACATTCACGCTCAATGACACGCTCGCTGACGGCATCTTCAACCCGTTTGACACCCAATCCCCGTACTACGACGCCAACGCCAACGTGCCCGGCCTGGCACCTATGCGCCGTGTGCGCCTCGGCCGCTACAACTCAAGCAACGTACTTGAATACCTGTTCAAAGGCTATGTCGTAAACTACGACTACAACTTCGCGCTAGGCGGGTTGAACACGGTCAGCGTCTACTGCGCGGACGACTTCTATTTGCTTGCACAGACCTACATGGACGAATACAACGTCACAACCCAAACATCGGGCGAACGTATTGAAAGCGTCTTAGACCTGCCCGAAGTTGACTACCCAACTGGGCCAACCGCCCGCAACATCTCCACAGGCACCGTCAACCTTGGTCACGACAGCGCCTACACCGTTCCCGCAGGCACAAACGTGCTCGCGTACCTCAACCAAATCAACGGCACCGCAGAATTCGGCCGCCTGTTCGTGTCGCGTGACGGAGTGCTGACATTCCAAGACCGCATCGGTGCCACGCTCAGCGGATCGGTTGCCGACTTCAAGGACAGCGGCACAGGCGTCAAGTACGACAATGTAGGCATCACATTCGAAGCTGACAGCGTCGTGAATCGTGCCTATTTGCAGAACCTTGATGGGGCTAACGCCACCGCCAGCGACCTGAATTCGATTAGCACCTATTTCATTCAGACCGAAAGCATCACAAACAGCCTGCTTGAGAGCGCAGGCTCACAGCTAGCCGACGCCGCCACCTACCTGCTGAACGGCGAACCTGAAGCCAGGTACACCGACGTAGCCACCAAATTCGCCATGCTGACCACCGCCCAACGCGACACGGTCGCCACGATTGACATTGGCGACACAATTACCATTGAAAAGACGTTTCCGACGGGCACCGGGACGACGAGCCTTGGCCAAGAACTATCGGTAGAAGGGATTGAACATTTGATTGACTTCAACACCGGGCATCGCGTCAACCTGTACACCGCGGCCACCACCATCGTCTATCAGCTCATATTGGACGACAGCACATATGGCGTTCTTGACGCCTTGAATGTTTTAGGATAGGAGACACCATGCCAAACACACAGACCAGCGTTCCAGCATTTAGCGCTGGGCAGGTTTTGACCGCAGCTCAAATGACTGAGGTGAACACCGGGATCCCCGTGTTCGCTACCAC